ACAAAATGGCGAAAGAAAAAGGATTGCCTAAAGAAGCGTTTTTGTCTCTTGTTGATTCCTGTATCAGCGGAAAGATTGTATACCAGTCTGACATTGAACATATTTTCTCGGTATACGGCGACGCTTATGAACGGGCAGATGATGGTATCTTTTTTACAGCGGTACATGATGATGAGAACCAAAGCTGGTATGTGGGGCAAGATGCACTTGCACACTGTAAAAAATGCGGTAGAGCGGTGAACCCTCACACGTACCGATGCTGCCCGTACTGTAAGACGGATCTCGGGTAACGGCTACACAGATAAAAAGAGAACCCCGGAGGTCAGCCCTCCGGGGTTTCAAATTGCACCTTGATGACGAACACTTCTGACAGACACGCGATGTGTCGTGTGTTCGACTGTGTGCGGAATGGTGGGCCATTGCCTACAGCACCCGAACACAAGGAAATGCTGTCTACGTCTACATTTTCCATGATCTGTAGCGTAACGGCATTGCTTTCACCTGAATAGTTGTATGCGATTTTCATGTGGTCATCGAAGAGGTAAATCGCATTGACGAAGGTTTTCACCAAACGCTTTTGACATTCACGATCCTCGTAGTTCATATCCCGGAACTGATACAGGAAGTATTCGATGTGATCCCGTGTCAGACGCAGACCGGCATTGATTTGCAGATCGGCTTTTGATGCGGTCAGGTCGGCTTTGAGCTGCTCCAGTTCGTCGAGCCTGTCCTTTATCGTCTGACTGAACATACCGGCTTCAATGGCCTTGAGGACGTTTTTCAGCTTGCTTTCGACGTCGGCAAGCTGAGTATCGAGCGCGGATTGCTTTTCCCGTAGATCATCCTGAGACTGATAATACTCCCATGTTTTATCCACGATCTGCTGTAACAGTTCATCATCTTGAAGGAGCTTTACCGTTTCAGCAATGACAAGAGGTTCTATCCAGTCCTGCCGGACAGATTTTTTATCGCAGGTGTGATGCAATTTGCGGTTGACGCAGGAATAGTATGTGTACTTGATGCCGCGCCGATTCTTTCCCGATTCGCCGGTCATCGGAGCACCGCAATGTCCGCAAAACAGCTTGTCGGACAGTAGATAATCTGATTTATCCCACGTGTGCGACGGCGCGCGACGGTTGAGTTTAAGCATTTCCTGCACCTTATAGAAAGTCTCTTTGTCGATCAAAGCGGGTATCGCGTCCTCATTGCGAATCTCATCCTTGAAGGAATAGACGCCGATGTACTTTTCGTTGCTCAGCAGGTGATACAGGCTGCTCTTAGTGTATGGGTTCCCGCGCGAGGTTCGTAAACCTACACGGTTCAGTTCTGCGATGATCTGCGCGACGGTTTTCCCCTCGGAGTACATTTTGAAAATCTGCCGCACGACAGGCGCGGTCTTTTCATCAACGACGTATTGCTTTGTCTGAGGATCAACAGCATATCCGAGAGGCCGCGTGCCGCCGATAGATTGTGATTTGTGGGCGCTTTCCCGCTGGCCGCGTCGTACGTTGGACGAAAGTTGGAGGGAATAGTATTCAGCCATTCCCTCAAACAACGATTCCACGATAACGCGCTCATTGCCCTCCGGCATTTTCTCATTGACGTACTCAACCTGAACGCCGTGACGCTTGCAGATAACGCGGTTCATCACGATTTCGTCTTTGTTGCGCCCAAAGCGATCCATCTTCCATACGATGATTACACCAAATTCGCCCTTTGCTGTATCGCGGAGCATGCGCTGGAATTCTTCACGCTGGTCATTGCGGCCTGTGGTAGCGCGATCCACGTACTCATGCACGATGGTATAGCCTTTGAGCTTGGCAAAGAGATGCGCTTCACGAAGTTGCCCCTCGATGGATTGTTCTCCTTGTGCATGGGACGAATAACGCGCATAGACAACAGCAATTTTTGAGACGTCAACCTTTACTTTTGGTCGAACGCGTGAACGAGTCGTAGATCATCACCTCCTGCCCCTGTGGGGCTTTTTTTTATTATCGGAGATACGCACCGTGCTTATCTTTGAAATCGCCTTTCAGGATCACAAACATATCACGGAACCAGCCAATAGCACAGAAATTCATGGTAATCAGGGTAATCAAGCCTCTGAAAATTCTGCCCACGTAGAAGTAATGAAATCCAAACAGACCGAAAGGAATGCAAATGAAGAACGCAGCCCATTTGCTTTTTTCGCTGGAAAGGACGATGTGTGTAGCCATATTTTGCCTCCTGTATATGTTACGACAAATAGCCCCGGGTAAAATGCAGCCGGAGCTATTTGTCAATTAACCTGCTGTTATCTCTTCTGCTTCTTGAACCATTCCATCCGAATCACTTTTTTTGTATGCGCCGGTCAAATCAAGACCTTTGACGCAGTTAATTGCGATGGCTTGTCCCTCAGCATTGAGCTGTCTGAACAGAGCGAGAAGCGCCTGTTCGTTTTGATCGTTGATTCCGTCCGGGGTTCCATAGAATACGCCGATAGATTCTACGTCGTACAGCTCACACAGCATCAGTAGAGTATCGGCATCGGGCTGCGCCCTTGCGCATTCCCATGCACTTACAGTTTTAGGAGAGACTCCAAGTTTTGCTGCTACGTCTTTTCCTTTTAACCCTTTAGCGACTCTGTACTGCTTGAGTCTGTCGGCAATAAGTTTGCGAACGGTATCATCATTATTAGACATAGATTTTTCTTTCACCTCCTTCACGCTAATCATTATAGCATGGATAAATCTTTTAGACAAGACGATAATCCTCTGATTTTTAGATTTTTTTCTAAAAATCTATTGACAGACTAATATTTGTGGTTTATAATGGCGCACATGAAGCAAAATCTAATTATTTTAGTCTTGTAAAGGGGTGATTACGAATGCTTATCGCAGAAGTGATTGCGAAGCGAATTGAGGACAAGGGCATGTTGAGCAAAGCGGTTGCTGAAAAGGCGGGTATTGATCCCAAGATTTTTAGCCTATGCATGACCGGCAGACGCAGATTCCTCGCCGCTGAGTTTGTCAAGGTCTGTCATGTTCTTGATTTGGAGATGTCGGATTTTCGGCCGATTAAGGCGGTGTGAACATGGCTGTAGCGCAAGCAAAGATCATGGTTGACCAAATCCCTGAGCCGGATATTCGGGCGCTGTGTGGGGCGTTTACGCAGGCTGTGGAAGCGTTCTATACAGACCCGGAGAACATGAAGCGGTTCAAAGCATGGCAAAAACAGCGCAAAGCTGTAAAGCATAAAGGAGGCAAATGAAATGATGGAACTTAAAATCACTGTCCTGCTGCCGGGTATGCCGGAAGCGATTAACCGTCTCGCGGATGCGATCAGCGGCAATCAGATTCCTGCGCAGGCTCCGGCAAAGCTGATTGAGGAAAAGCCGTTCGCTAATCATCCTCATGAGGGTGAGACTTCCAACAGTACCCCGGCTGTTCCCAACAGTCCCGCGCCGGTTCCCAACAGTCCCGCGCCGGTTCCCAACAATACTCCGGCTGTTCCTAACAATGTAACGGCTTTTCCTACGCAGACTGTTGCACCTACGCCGAGTGCGGCCCCTGTGACGGCTTCCCCGGCGGTTGCTCCGGCTGCTGCGACTGCCCCGGCCTCGATGCCTGCTGGCCGTGAGTACAATCTGGATGAGCTGGCGAGGGCCGCTGCTGTCCTGATGGATAATGGCAAGATGGCCGAGCTTGCGGCGCTGGTTCAGAAGTACGGAGTGCCGAGTCTGATGCAGCTTGACAAGTCCAATTACAACGCTTTTGCGGAGGATCTCAAGCGGCTCGGTGCGGTGCTGTAAAGGCGGTGGCTGAGATGGCTGAACATGCTTTGCTTTCTGCATCGTCGGCTCATCGGTGGCTGAAATGCACTGCTGCGCCGCGTTTGGAGGCGCAGATACCGGAATCTACATCGCAGTACGCGGAAGAGGGTACGCTGGCACATTCGATTTGTGAACTGCATGTACAGCGCGAATTTAACGGCCTGAAAACCCGTTCCTTCAACGCAAAGCTCAAGAAGTTGCAGGAGAATCCGCTGTACAAGGATGAGATGCTGACCACGGCTGGCGTTTACATCCAATACCTTAAAGAGAAGTCGCTGGCCTTTGAGAACCCGCCGTATGTGGTATCTGAGGTTAAGGTTGATTTCTCTGAGTACGTCCCGGAGGGCTTTGGCACATGTGACTGTGTGATGATCGGTGGAAACACCCTTCACATCACGGACTACAAGCATGGACAAGGCGTAAAGGTGTCGGCAGTCAGGAACGATCAGATGCGCTTGTACGCGCTGGGCGCGTGGCTGCGCTACAGAATGTTCTACGACATCAAGTTTGTGTCTATGGCGATCTGTCAGCCCCGTTTGCCCGGTGATCCCGAAGAATACTTCATGCCCATTGAGGAATTGATGATGTGGGGTGAGGAAATCAAGCCCACTGCGCGCCGTGCCTTTGATGGCGTGGACGTTGAATTTGTTGCAGGCGATCATTGCCGGTTCTGTCGTGCAAAGGATCAGTGCCGTGCAAGAGCACGCCATAACATGGCCTGCGAGGAATTTAAGGGTTGTGTTCCGGCGGAGACGGCCGAACCTCCGCTTGATCCTCAAGTGCGTGAAATCATCGGCTTGCCGCCGCTTCTGTCTGACGTTGAAATCGGTGATCTGCTGAGGCGTGGCGCTGGTTTGGTCGAGTGGTATAAGGGCCTTGAATCCTATGCACAGCAGGCGATTCTGGCGGGCCGTATTATCCCGGGTTATAAAGTTGTCGCAGGAAGAAGCACGCGTGCTTTCCGGGATGCTGATGCGGCGATTCAGAAGATTCTTGAAGCTGGATTCGACAAGGCTGTCATCTACGACTACAAAGCGAAAACCCTGTCTGAGCTGGAAAAGGTCGTGGGTAAAAAGCGTTTCGGTGAACTGCTGGGCGATCTGATTTACAAGCCCTACGGCAAACCGACGCTCACTGAGGAGAGTGACCCGCGTGAACCGTACAGCACGGCGGCGGTTGACTTTGCTGAGGTAAGCGCCAATGGATAATCCGCTTAATGCCGGTCTTTGGATCAATGGCACGTATGAGCTGGTAGACCCCGAACGGTTTGCAATGATCGTTCGGGACTCCCTCGGCGATGACGCTGCCGGATATGTAAAAGACCTTGCCGCCCTCGCAAAAGGCTTTGACAAAGACGATTGCGACGGTGAATGCGACAATGTTTATCGGGTGCAGGAAGATTACGAATGTAGTATTCAGGAAGCACTTGATGAGCTGGAGATGATTGACGTTACGCAGTTCAAGAAAAGCGAACGGGAACGTCAAGAAGCCCATTTGAACGATGCTATGCGTATTCTGAGAAACGCAAGCAGATAAATGAAAGGAGATTCCCCCCCCGATGTTTGAGAATGAGAAGTTTGATCGTGCCAAGTTTGATGCTCATCGCGTCAGAGCGGAGTTGGAACACAAGAAGAAATGCGCTTTAAGTGAAGCGTTAATTCAGTTGGCAGACAAGGAAGATAAGCCTGTTGCTGAATTAACTCTTCATTATGAAGAGGTTAAGTGGCTTATGGATGAGCTTCTGTATGGTTCTTCTCTGGCCGTTAATCTTGCGAATGAACTTTCGGACGGCGCAGAGAGGGCAGAAGCAAAGAAGCAGATTCATGCTTATGTCGGTGCAATGATTCAGCCTTTGAAGGATGTGCACCGTATTCTGTCTGAGCTGCATACGACCAATCCTCTTCCCGAATTCATCAACCAGCCCAAGAACGACTAAAACGCTAAAGGAGAAAAAAGATCATGTATCAGAATGATGCTCAGAAGTGTCTCACCGGCGAAGTTCGCCTGTCCTACTGCAACCTGATTACCCCGAAGCTGCCGCCGAACAGCACCAATCCGGCTGATGCTAAGTACGGCGTTACCCTTCTGATTCCCAAGACCGATACCCGTACCATCGCCGACATCCGAGCTGCAATTGAGGCGGCGGCGCTGGAGGCTGTCGGTTCCAAGTGGGGCGGCGTGCGCCCGCCGAATCTGGATTCCATCATCCATGACGGCGACGGTGTGAAGAGCACCGGCATGCCCTATGGCGACGAGTGCAAGGGCCATTGGGTGCTGAATGCGTCCACGAAGATCAAGCCGCAGGTTGTCCATATCAGCGACATCAACAACGAACTGGCCCCGCAGGAC